GACAAAGAAACAAAAATGTTATCAGTTATTACCGGTTTAACTGAACATCAAATTGACAGTTTAAGTATTCAAACATTAAAGGAATTACGCAAAAATTTGGAATTTTTGAATGAACCAATTGTTGGCAAACCTGTTAATTACATTATTGTTAATGGTAAACGTTACAGAATTAATTATGATATCAAGAATATGCCGGCGGCACGTTACATTGAAAGCAAGGTATTCAGCAAAGATACATTGGGAAACCTGCACAAAATAGCTGCGTCAATGGTTGTCCCGCAAAAGAAGACTTGGTTTGGTAAATGGGTTGACGAAAAATACGACGCAAGCAAACACGAAGATTATGCTGCGGATATGCAGGAAGCTAATTTTATACACGTTTACCATTCGTTGGTTTTTTTTTATCAAGTTTACAGAAATTGGATAGAAGTTTCACGGGACTATATGAAAGTGGAAATGATGAAAGCGGGAATGACGGCGACGCAAGCGGATTCGGTGGTGTTGCTTTTATGCGAATCTACGGGTGGCATTATACCGCCAAACTTGTTGCCGACCACGAAAATATTAGAAATTCAGAAGCTTTTGAAATGAAGACTTTGGAGTTTTTGAACACAATGGCGTATTTAAAGTCAAAAAACGCATACGACCGCGAAGAATTAAAGCGTAAAAGATAGTTGGTTTTATGTTGTGAGTAAATGAAGAAGACCCCGTTTTTAGCGGGGTTTTTCTATTGGCGGTATTTAGGGTTAAAATAGCTATTTAAGGGTATGAGTGAGGCAAAAGCACAGGCGGAATTACTTAAAAGCAAATATTTGCAACAAATAGGTGATTATTATGATTTAATCAATCCCGAAGACCTGCCTGTACTTGACGGAATTTTTTTGTATTATGGTAAATTATTCAACGACGAAGTAGCAAATCAGCTTGATATATCAGGTTCAGTTTCTTCAGGCAAAATTGGTCAATTAGCAGTACCCCAAATTATTAAATTTGGTACTGAATACGGAATGGCATTAGGATATGAAAAAAACAATCCTGCTTCTGTTTACTATGACTTTGTCAATAAGGGTGTTAAAGGTGTTGGGGGTAAAAATCAGAAGAAAAAAGATATTGATTCAGATACACCTTATGCCTATAAAACAATTAAGCCAAATAAAAAAATGATTGAATCTATTTTTAAATGGTATCAATTAGGTAAGGCAAAAGCAAGGACAGATACACAAACAAAAAAATTGTCCGCAGTTCAGTCTAAAAATAGAAAATTAAAAAGCGTTTCAAGTAACCCAATTACATTAAAAGAAATATCCACTATGACCGCAATTGCAATAAAAAGGGACGGTTTAAAGTCAACTAAATTCTTTGATAATGCAATTAAAAAAGTATTCAATCAAGAATTCTACGATATTATGGGCGTGGCTTTGGGAAATGACATTAAATTACAAATAGTACAGATAAATAATCAATACAAAGATGGCTATAACAATAAATAGTATTCCGGCTACATATCCAAGTATGCACGAAGACCTTTGGTTTGTTGCTTCTTCAACAAATGTTGGGGTGACAAACTTTAAATTTGTGTACGACGTATATATTGACGGCGCACAGGTAAGCAGAAACAAAGTATTCCCTGCACCAAGTGGTGAAGGTAGTTACGGCGTATTTAACGCGTCACCAATGGTGCGCGCATACGTAACCAATTACTTTGAACCTTCAGGAAGCACGGTTTTAATGGCTTCAAATGATAAAATAAAAGTTGACTATCAAGTGCGCATTGGCGAAGAAGTAAGCGGTGCAGTTGTTGCAAACTTGGCTTCAGGTTCTTATTCAGCTTATAACTATTATGCGCCTTTATTTGGGGATATATTCACAGAAAATGGCGACGTACCTTTGGTATTGTCAAGCTATTATGACAATTTATTGATTGAAAATTACACGGACGATTGGTTAAGTGACCGCGACAATGGGGATATACCTATTGAATACGGCGACCAATTTTTTATTACATTTTTAAAGATTACAGGCGGGACATATAAACTTTGGGTTCAACCGACAAATGAAAACGGAACTTTGGGAACTGCGGTAAGCGGCGGAATTACAATGACCGGACAATTTAACTTATTTAATTTCCAAGCTGCGGCAATCAATGCTTGGGCGGGTTCAACAATAATCACAGAAAACACATACGGGTACAATGTTTATATTACGTTTGGCGCAGCCGTTACAAGGGTCTTACGATTCAGACAGGTATGTAACCCAAAGTACAGACAGTATAACCTTCACTTTCTCAATAGACTTGGTGGATATGATACAATGGCATTCAGATTGGTTAACAAAAGAAGAAGCCAATTTGAACGGTCTTCATACCGACGTAACCCTTATCAGTTATCAGGTAGTCAAATGACAAATATTGATACGTACAACAAATACAATGAAACTACGTATAACTTCGCAATACAACATACTGACTATTATATGTTGACTTCAGATTGGGTTAATGACCAAGATTATGCTTGGCTTGCTCAATTAATTGCGTCACCAATTGTTTATATGGAAGTGCAAGGTGCATTTTTCCCTGTAACAATTAACAACACAAACTATCAATACAAATACAAGGTTGCTGACAAATTATTTAATTTTGATTTGGAAGTTGAAGTAGGTAAATATTTAAACAGTCAATACAGATAATGATTAGAACGGAAATTTATATTGAAAATCAATTGATTGATTTGTTGCAAGATATTGGGACAAACTTTACATATTCTATTGACGACGTAAACGACTTTGGAAGTCGCAATACTTCGTTTAGCCGTACAATTGCAATTCCTGCAACGTCAAGAAACAATAAAATATTAGGGTTTGCTTTTGATTTAGGAACTTCAACAGAATATAATGCGGAATTGCCTAACGTAAATACAAACTTTACCCCTGCGCAAGCTGCTAAATGCGAAGTATTTATTGATAAAATACAGATATTCAAAGGCGTTATTCGCATTCTTGAAATAGTATCAAATAACGGTACGACAGAATATCAATGCGCAGTATTTGGCGAATTAGGTGGCTTTATTACTGAATTAGGAAACAAGCGATTAGAAGACTTGGATTTTAGCGAATACAACCATACTTGGAACGTTACTTCAATACAAAACAGTTGGAATACAATAAACGGTTCAGGTTACTATTATCCATTAATTGATTACGGGAATGTATCAAGTAATAAAGACGATTTTAGCGTTTCAGCTTTTAGACCTGCATTATACGCAAAGGAATATATTGAAAAAATATTTGAAGGAACAACTTATTCTTTGAATTGTGACTTTTTTAATACAGACTTTTTTAAAAAGCTTATTATTCCAAATAATAGTCAGGGAATACAAGGTACAAATGACAGATTCATTTTAGCGACTATTGACGCAACTAAAACAATTTTAAACAGTAACACACCAACCGCAAGAAATATAAATGTACCTTTTGATACTACGACTTTACTTAATTTTACGGAAAATGGAAGTAAAAGTATATTTACTTATACTGACAGTACAAAGACAGTTAGGGCGTTGGCTTACATAACGGGAGTATTTCAAACAGACGCTGCTTCTTCAATTACCGCTACTTTATACGTTGCAGGTGTTGCAGTTCAGACTTTAACACAAACAACTTTTTCAGCAAATAACCCTTATTCATTCAGTTTTGATTGGACAGGCAATATTAATAATACAAATACAGTTTATATTAATATAAGCGTACCGGTTACTGCGAATACTTATATTGTAACAATAACAAGCGCAAATTTTAATTTTAGTCAATTAGCTGCGCAATTAGCAACTGTTGCATATAATGGTACTGTTTCAATAAATAACAATTTACCAAAAGGAATATTCCAAAAAGATTTCTTTTTAAGTATTGTTAAAATGTTTAATATGTACGTTTATCAAGATAACATAAACGACAAACAGATAAATATTGCACCGTACATTGATTTTTATTCTGACACCGTGACTAATTCTTTGGATTGGTCGCAAAAAATTGATATGGTTTCAACATTATCAATTAAACCAATGTCACAATTGAATGCGCGATATTATGCGTACAGATATTCTGACGATTCTGATTATTACAATGAAAACTACAAAAAGAAATATGGTCAATCATACGGTGATTTTTTATATGATTCACAATTTGATTTTGTAAAAGACACCGCATATTCTCAAATTTTATTTGCGCCAACTATATTAACGCAACCAACTTCACACGGACACGCTGACAAATATTTTTCAGCTATTTATAAGTTATCTAATTATAATACACAGGAAGACCCAATGGATTCTGTATTACGTATTTTAATGGCTAAAAAATTAAATATTGCGCACCAATGGCATATTAAAAGCGGAATCAATGGTGCAGGTAGCAATTTAGCTTCATTAACAACTTACGGTTATGCGGGACACTTAGACGACCCAACCAACCCAACTGTTGACTTGAATTTTGGCGCACCAAAGGAATTACAATTTCCTGCGTCAACTTACCCAACAAATAACTTATTTAATACATATCATTTGCCGTACATTTTAGAAATTACGGATATGGAATCAAAACTTTTGACGTGTCGTGCATACTTAAATGCGCTTGACATTTATAATTTAGATTTCAGCAAATACATTTGGATAAATGGCGTATTGTTTAGACTAAACAAAGTTGAATCATACGACCCTTTGGCATATAGAACAACACAAATTAGTTTACTTAAAGTAATAAAAACGAATTAATGGCAACAGAAGAAGTAATTGGTATAAAGATAGTAGTAAATGGTCAAGAAAAAGTCTTGACTTCAATGGCTGAAATTAAAAAAGAATTAAAAGAAGCCACATTTGATGTTTTAAAATTTACTGAAAAATTTGGTGCAACTTCAAAAGAAGCAACTGACGCAGCCAAAAGAGTTGCGGTATTAAAAGATGCCATTGGTGATGCAAGAACAATGACAGATGCCTTCAATCCTGACGCAAAGTTTAAAGCGCTTGCGTCTTCATTAGCAGGTGTTGCAGGTGGATTTAGTGCAGTTCAGGGTATAATGGCAGTATTTGGAAAAGAAAATAAAAACGTTGAACAGGCTTTATTAAAAGTAAATGCCGCAATGGCTTTGTCACAGGGTTTGAATGCTTTGGGTGACAGTATTGATAGCTTTAAAACATTAGGTGCGCAAATTAAATTGTCAACTACATTTATTGAATTAAATAGTACGGCAACTAAAATTGCGGCGGGGGTTCAAAAGGCTTTTGGAATTGCAACTGTTGAAACAAGTAATGGGTTTAAAGTTTTAAAAGGTGCTATTGTTGCGACCGGTATTGGTGCGCTTGTTGTTTTATTAGGTACAGTAATTGCTAACTTTGATGCAATTTCTGATTGGATTAAAAAAAGTCCATTAGGCGCATTGGCAAAAGGTGTTGGTGATTTAGTTGAACAATTTACAGATTTTGTTGGAATTACAAGCGAAGCAGAACGTAATTTAAACAAATTATCAGTTGCCAATAAACGCGCAAATGAAGACATTGAAAATAGAATTAAAGTATTAAAGGCGCAAGGCGGTTCAGAAAAAGAAATATACGATTTAAAAATTAAACAATCAGATAATGAATTAGCAACTTTACGTGAAAGTTTAAAAACAAAGGGTAAATTAACTGAAGATGAACAAAAGCAATTTAGAACACTACAAAATGACAAGTTAGTAGCAAGTGCAGAATTTAATAAAAAACTTGCAGAAGATACTAAAAAAGCAAATGATAAAACACAGGAAGAAAAAAAGAAGCACGACGAAGAAATAAAGAAGAAGAATGATGAAACTAATAAAAAAATTGAAGAAGATACTAAAACTGCTAATAAAATTCTTCTTGATTTACAAAATGAAAAAAGCAAAGCATTAATTAAAGATGAGAACGATAAAGCAATTAAGCAATTAGAAATTGATAAAAAAGCAAAGGAAGCTGAAATTGAGCAATTAAAAGTTACTCAAAAAGTTAAAGATGAATTAATAAAACTTAATAATGAAAAATATCAAATTGAAAAAACTGCATTAGAAGAAAAAGCAAAAGAAGATAGGGACAAAAAAAATAAAGAAGAAGAAGAAAGTCTTAATACTTTTAATGAAAAGGTTGCAGAAATTAAAGCAAATGCAATTAAAGATGAAAACGAACGTGCCGAAGCGCAAAGATTGGCTAAACTTGCAAAGGATATTGAAGAATTAGAATCAGACAAAGAATATATAAAAAAATCTGAAGTTGAAAAAGCAGCAATTAAAAAAGATTTAATTGACGCATCAGAAATAGAAGGTCAAAAATCTAAAAATGAAATAGTTGCTAAAGGTTTACAAGATGAAGTTGCTTTATTACAAGCACAACAAAAAGGTTTAGAAAAAGATTCAGAAGCATATTGGCAAAATGTTAATGAAATTGAAGATAAGTCTTATCAGGCTAAACTTATTGCTGCAAAAGGAAACGCAAAGGAAATTGAAAAGATTGAAAAAGAACATTCAGTTAATAAACAAGAAATTGCTAAACTTGAAAAAGAAGCGCAATTTAATATAATAAAGCAGCGAATTAATGACATACAAACCTTTGGAAGTAATTTACAAGTAATTGCAGGAAAAAATAAAAAGTTAGCAATTGCAGGATTGTTAATTGAAAAAGGCGCTGCGGTTGCAGACGTTGTTATGAATACTGCAAAAGCAACTACAAAAGCAGTTGCAGCTTCACCTTTGACATTAGGTTTGCCGTGGTCGGCTTTAATTATTGCCAATGGTGTTTTACAATCAGTTGCAATTATCAAGTCAGCAGTTGACGGTATTGCTGCCATTAATAGCGCAGGTAATTCAGCAGGTATATCAGAAGGTGGAGAAATTGGTTCAGGCGGTAGCGCACCTTCAATTCCAAGTCCCGGCGGTGGTGGCGGTGCAGTTCCCGATACAGGCGGCGGCGGTGCAGCACCTAATTTAGGCGGTGGTGGCGGTGGCGGCGGAAATGGTGGCGGTGGCGGAAATAATGCAATTCGTGCATACGTTGTTGAAAGTGATATTTCAGGTACACAAAGACGAGTTCAGCAAATTGAGAACCAAGCAAGATTTGAATAAACGATAAATTAAATAAAATAAACTATTTATGGGTATGAATACAGAATTACCAATATATATGTTGGACATAACAGACGACATTGAAGACGATTCACAGGTTGACTTTATTGCATTGGTTGACCGTCCTGCAATACAAAAGAATTGGAACGCATTTAATAAAACACAGAAATTTGAAATTGTTAATGAAGACCGTCGCATTATTTCAGGCGCTATTATGTTGGCTGATACGCCAATTTTTCGTTCTGACGCTACTTACGGCGACTACTATGTGGCTTTTAGTCGTGATACTATTCTTAAAATTGTCCAAAAGTTTTTCAAAAAAGGATTTCAAAGCAACGTAAACTTAATGCACGATTCAAGTTCACAATTTGAAAACGTTACATTATTTGAAAGCTTTATTTCTGACCCTTCACGTGGCATTATGCCAATGAAAGGATTTGAAGACGCGCCTGTTGGTTCTTGGTTTGGTTCAATGATAGTTGACAACGAAGAAGCTTGGCAAAAGGTAAAGAATGGCGAAATAATGGGTTTTAGTGTTGAAGGGTTATTTAATTACAAACCAAAGGAAGTAAACAAGGTTTCTTCAATGGTTGACCAAATTAAAAAAATATTGTCACAAGTTAAGTGATAAACATTTTATTTTTTAACTATATAATAAAAAAAGTATGAACGCACAGGAAGCGATTTTAAAAATCAAAGCTTTGTTTGAAGAAAACACGGCTGCACCTGTTGAAGAAGTGAAAGCTGAAGAAACACCGATTGTTGAAGAAACAAAGGTTGAAATGGCTGAATATTCTTTAATGGACGGAACTAAGATTGAAATTTCATCTTTGGAAATTGGCGGTTCTGTAACAATGCCTGACGGTACACCTGCACCCGCAGGCGAACACCAATTGGTTGACGGAACTGTAATGCAATTAGATGAAAACGGTATTATCATTGAACTTTCTTCAAAAGAAGAAGACGTTACAAGCGAAGAAGAAGCTGCACCTGCACCTGAAGATATGGGTAAGGAAGCAGACAAAAAAATGCAAGAAATGACCGAAGCATTTGAAGCGCAAATTGCTGAAATAAAAGCAGCAAAAGAAGTTTCAGACGCAAAGGTTTTGGATTTGGAAAATAAGGTTAAGCAAGGATTTGCACAGGTAGCTGAATTAATTGAAGCACTTTCAAGTACACCAAGCGCAGACCCAATTTCAAAGCCGAATTCTTTTAATTCATTTATAAAAACAAATGATATTAAAGAACAAAGATTGGAAAAATATAGAAACGCAATTTTAAACACTAAAAATTAATAACAATGGCATTTGATGTATCAGCATTAGCCGCATATACTGAACAAAACGCAGCACAATTAGTGACGTCTTCAGTATTAGGCGCAAAGACTGCAAACTTGATTAAGAGTGCAGGAAATGTTATGGTTGGCGTAAAAAGCGCTGAAACTATTAACATTATGGACACAGACGCAATATTTCAGGCAGGTGGAAGCTGCGGATTTACTGCTTCAGGTTCAACAACTTTCACACAAAGAACTGTGACTGTTGGAAAAATTAAAGTAAACGAAGCACTTTGTCCAAAAGACTTAGAAGCTAAGTATTTACAAAAAGCATTGCCTACGGGTTCAATGTACGATTCAGTTCCTTTTGAGCAAGAATTTGCTGATAAAAAAGCAAAAACAATTGCTGCACAATTAGAAACTGCAATTTGGCAAGGTGACACTTCAAGTGTTAACGTAAACTTAAACAAATTTGACGGTTTAGTTAAATTAGTTGGTGCTGCTTCAGGTGTTGTTGCTGCAAATGCTTCTACTTACATTAGTGGTGCGCCTTTGAGTTCAATCACTGCTGCAAACGTAATTAGCATTTTTGACGGTGTTTACCAAGCAATACCTGCGAAAGTTGTAGCTGCTGACGATATGACCATTTTCTGTGGTCAAGATTTGTTCAGAACTTACACAGTTGCTTTAAAGAACGCAAACAGTTTCCATTATTCAGTTGACGCTAAGGCAGACGGTGAGTTTGTTTTACCGGGTACTATGATTAAGGTTGTTTCTGTTGGTGGATTGAATGGCACAAACAAAATTTACGCTGCACGTTTAAGTAACTTGTTTATCGGTACAGACTTATTGAACGAAGAAGAAAAGTTTGAAATTTTCTACGCAAAAGAAGCTGACCAAGTACGTTTTGTATCTGAATTCAAAATGGGCGTGAATATTGCATTCCCTGATGAAACAGTGAAATTCATATTGGCTTAATTAATAGGGGGGTGAAATATCCCCCCATTTTTATAAAATTTAAAATTTAATATTATGCCATGCGCATTAACACAAGGATATACTTTAGATTGTCGCGATAGTTTAGGCGGTATCGTTGAAGTTTATTTTACTGAAGCTGCAAACGTAACAACAACAACCGAAGCAAGCGGTGTTATTACTGCTTTAA